GTAACAAAACTAAGAACTCCCGCGCCGTCTGTTTCGATTACTTGTCCAGCGGTGCCGTCTGCCGTCGGAAAGGTCAGGCCGTTGTTAACAAGGCCAGCAAACTCCACTGCGTCCGTTGTGTTCAAGGTCTGATCAAAGGAGTCGCCGGGATCACCCTTAAACCCTCGGCCATCGTAGACGGTTACCAGCGTTTCGCCTTGTGCGACTGTGACGATGCCGGATTCTGTGACCACTACAATATCAGGCACGGGTCACCTCCGCTTTCACGGTGAAAGTGCCTTCAATCAACCGGATCACCGTTGAGCCGTTATAAAGCTCGAGATCATAGAAGTATTTACCAGGCGTAATCGCTTCCATCGTGGCCGCGTCAACGAGTAGATCCACAGTTCCAGCGGCACCGCCAAGCGTGATTCGGGTGTTTTCGGTGGTGAGCTCCAGCGTGACGGTTGCGCTCGCTGCGGTTGGTCGTACTTGCATAGCAGCGGTGTAGCCTGTCAGATCGGTCTCGACCTCGTCAGCGTCGGTGTAAAGGATCGTACGGGCGAGCGTTGCGCCCTGTTCTGCCGCAAAGTTGTAGATTCCTGCTGGCATAATGACCTCCGAAAAAAAGAATATTACCGAGGTTAATCTGGCTTGTGTGGCGATGCAAATCGCTCGCACTAGGACGGCGAAACATAAACATCACCTGTGACATAGGTGTAATTGTCTGGCAGGTTTGCGGGGCGGTGAGTCGCAACGAGGTAGGCGACTCCTGCGGTCACATTTAGGCCGCCCTCAAGGGTAAAATCGCCCATTGATCCAGACGGGTTTTCCATCCCGGCGAAGCTGCTGCCAATTTCAGCCACTGACCAAGTAATGCTGTAAGTGAGGACGCCGGTTACATTAGGTGTCAGGTATATGTAGAGGTATCCGCCGACGCTTGGGAAGTTGCTGCTACTCTGGAAGGAGAGGTGGTCGCTAAAGCTTCCAGCCCCCGAATTGCTGGTATCCCATGACCCGTTCGCCACATCGCCCGGCCCCGGTAGTTGGTCGTAAATCGCAAACGCAACGGTAGGAGTTGGGGTAGGCGTTGGTGTTGGGGTAGGTGTTGGGGTCGGTGTTGGAGTTGGGGTCGGTGTTGGAGTAGGCGTTGGAGTAGGCGTTGGAGTAGGCGTTGGAGTAGGCGTTGGTGGTGTAGTGGAGTAAGTTCTAGTAGTGTTATATCCCGCTGCTATAATGTTAAATATAGGAGTCTTAAACCAATAGTTTCTTTCGCTATCATTATCATGACTCCAACTTACAGCATTTGCGGCTTGATTTATCTGCTTTTTCTTAACACTGTAACACAAGCTAAAAGGAAAATAGACATGTGTGCCAACATCATAATCTGTTAGGCCAGAAACTCTGTCTATGGTAAAAATTCGGCTTTGGTGTTGCGAGTAATACTGTTGGTGATTTTGAGCGTAAAAGTGAATCCTTCCTGAAACACCTGCAAAAGTCAAAACTCTGGAATAGTAAGAGCCTTCACTGTACTCGCAAACCTCATCTATATTTCCAATGCTTATGTTGTATGGGTTAGGTGATACACCTAGACCACGACTTGGTATCTTATAAATTCCTTGATTAGATACATATCCAGAATTATTCAGGTAGGCATCTGTAATTACGATTCTAGAACTGGTATAAATTTGGTTGTAGCCTGCTGTAAGTTCAGGATCAGGACTGAAAACGATTTTTGGCAGGGTACTCTGTGCGTAGAACGCAGCAAAATTATCTGGTATATCGTAGTCTAAAAACTTGACTGGAGTGGGATTAGTTGCAAAGCTAATTATGTTTATGTTTGCCTCTGCATCTGCTCGGGTTGAATGCACAGTACAAGCGGATGCTCCAGTCACTCTTGCGTGATAAATTATGTTTGAATCAAAACTAGCACCACAAAGCAATATTCTGTGAATCAGAGGATCATGAATTAACTGATATGGAACAGTTGGAAAATTATTATTGAAACCAAAAGAAAACGATATTTCCTTAGTGGTTGAGTTGTAACCAACAATCTGACTTCCACCTGTGTAAAATTGCATTAGGATATTAATCCGTGAGATCGGATACGAGCTAATAACAGGTTCACTTGAGTTGTCAAATCATCAATAGCGGTTTGTGTTGTTGACGCTGCGGTGGCTAGGTCTGCGCTAGAAATGGTATGCGCTGCCACATCAGTGACCGCTGCTTTTCTGCTACTGACTACCACATTGCCACCAACGGTTAAGCCTGCTGGTGTCGCTGATTGAAGGTTCCAACCTTTCACACCAGATGAGTTTGTAGAGTAAGCATAGTAATTCCCAGGACTTGTCTTATCGTTCACCAGACTTAGAGCAACATAAGTAGGGTCGTTGGGGTTGCCACCCCCTTCGATTGAGCCTGCGGTTGCTACATTGTTTAAGGAGAATACTACGCTATTGTTTGTGCTTGAAACTGTAAGTGTCTTGTAGGCATTAGTTCCCCAAACAGATGGGGTGTCAGTCAAAGCAATGAAGGTGGATGCGGTTACATCTGTTATTGCACCAAATTCTAAACCTGTTGCAGCATTGTTTACTTTTACACATCGGTTCTGGTTGCCAATATAACTGGATGGAGTAACATCTGAAAGCGCAAGAAATTGCTTAATCACTGCGTTATCGTAGTCTGCTCCCGAGAAGGTGGCGTATGTCACATCCAAACCAGTTGGAGTTACGACAACATCAGTCACCACATCGATCACTGCGGAACCACCCGAGGCGGTGCTCGTCTTCACCACAAACACCGGCAACCCTGCTTCGGTGTAGCCAGAGAATTGCCCCATGTAGCGAGAGCCCACGGTGAGCGCGGCGCCGTTGAGTTCCCGGATCTTTACTTCGTTAATGTCATTCATGGTGTTTGCGCTGGCGTGGTAGTCCACCCGCTGCCCGGTGTTGAGTGGCGAGCCTAGTGCCGTCACCTTCACCACCGACATCGTGGAACCGCCGAGCATGGGCCCGATCCGTGTCGGCGTGGTCGTGTCGCCCTCGACCGCTTTCACGACGCGGGCGATCCGTCTTGCTGAGTCTTCAGTGAAGCCATATGCGCTGGACATTAGAGAATCTTTCTGTAGATGGGGGTCAGATAGGAGTAATCAATGTCGTCGTAAATACGGAAGCGAAGGAAGCCTTCGTTCGCCTCAGTAGGGAAGACCCCATGATCGAGAGGAATGCCAGTGTCACCTATGATGACTACCCCATTCGGGAGAACATTACCCGCAACATCTCGAGCCGTGATCAGTTGGGTGCCGTTCCATTCGGTGTAGCTATGATTCAGGACTAACGCATCCCAGCTTTCTTTATCTAGTAGGTATTCAAGCGAGATCCTCCAGTACTTGACGCCGTTCTCATAGACCCTCTTTGCGGTGACTTTATCGAGGAGCATACTGCGCGCAGGGAAACCCGAGAACGCATCCGTATTGACGCACTTGACCCGTGCCATCCATGTGAGAGCGACGAAGGTGGCACTGTTAAATTCTAGCTTCATAGTGAGTAACGGCTTGTGAGACATCACCGGAGGGTCGAAGCGCTCGCCGTTCCCATTCACCATCGGCTTGCGTGGGTCGCTGAAGTCTTTGTCGAGTACCCATTCCTTGTCGCCCGTGGAAAAGTCGATGTCCGTGGGCCGAGTCAGCGGGTTCTCGTTCGCCTCGCTGGCCTTCTCTTCGGGGCTTGCCCCCTTGTTCTGACTCGCAACCTCTGGGGGCTGCGCTGCGCTTGGCGTAGAGCTCGGCGCCACGGTGTCGATATTGGAGTTGTAACTGCAAGTGATTTTCCAGAAGTGCGGGTCTTCCATCTGCGAGGCAGTCCTACCGACACAGAAGGCTTTATCATATTTTGGGTGCACTGAGAACATGGCGGGCAGGTTCTCGCCGAACAGATTGGGGACATCGTCTGCCACATCGTTCGTCTGCACAATGAACGAGCGCACAAGCGAGACCTGGCGCTTGCTGTCATCGCTACCGGTTCGGCCTTCAAAAGTTTCATAGGTGTTCACGACTGCCATGAGGGCTCCTTAGTTAATTGCCCAGTTAGCTATATTGCCTTGGTTTGCTGCCGCTGCTGCGGTTGCTCTTGCGTACTCAGTTTGAACCCTTTGCATTTCAAAGGCCTGCTGTTGGATTCTTAGAAGCCTTTCCGCTGCGCTCTCCCCGCCGTTTGCGTTCTGAATCTTGAGCACTTGCGAGAATGCTGCCGACGAGCCCTGCATCAATGCGCCGGGGTTCTTGAGTTCTTCCATCGCTCCCACGGATCTTTCGAGCTCCGCAGTTAGTTGCGCTGCACCCGCTGCGAAAAGATCGGGCCGATCCGCAAGGGTCATTTTGAGCTCTTCCATTTTTCTGCGATAGGTTTCGAGCGGGCTTTCTATGTTGGAAAGCTCGCGAATCCATGCGGGCATATTGTCACCACCCATAAATGCGTTGAGGCCTGCAAGGTCGGGGGGCTTGAGGGAGTCGAACTGGTTTTGAATCGCCACGATCGTGTTGACATACTCTTCGTTGGTGATGGTGCCAGCGATGAGTTGGTTCTCAAGAGCGTCAAAGGCTCCCTTACTTAGCTTGGCCATTGCCGCCTCGAACTGCTCTGTCGATATCTTACCAAGCGCCATCTGCCGTTGAAACATCGCAATACCGCTTGCGGTGCCACCAGCCAACTGTCTAAGAAAAGCAGTGTGACCTATCGTGCCGTTCTCCATCCCAATTTCAAGGTTATCAAAAAGACTCTGGAAAGAATTTGCAATTTTCAGAAGTGTTCCCCCGATGGTTGCAGATCCATCGTTAAACTCTGACATATATTGATTGAAGGAACCTACGAACTTTTCGACGATACCCTTTGCCGTGTCTGTGCCTGTTGCTCCAATCGAATCAGCGATTGATTTAAAAGCCTCATTCATTTTTGCTTTGATCGCTTCTGCGTCGATCTGAGGGCCACCACCACTTACCTTGCTATTAGCGTAAAGGCCACCCGCAACACCACCAATGATCGCAGCGGGAAGAGCAGTAACGCCACCAAACGAACCAGCGAGCGTTCCAACCTTGGCGCCTGCTACCACACCTGCAAAGATGGCTGCAAACTTCTTGAGCCCGCCCACTGCGTTGATGATTTCGTTAATCACCGTGATTGCCCCACTCATCACCGACTGCATTGCTACCATTACGCCCTGTGCAAAGGAAACAACCACAGCCCTAATGTTGTCGATGTTGCCAACAACTTCACTCGATCCACCCATCGTGGTGAAGAAGTCTACCAGACCCGAGAACGCTTGAAATAACACATCCCGAACCACCGAGAGAACCGTCCCGATGTTCTTGATCGCTGGAACGAGTGATTCAAAATTGTTTCGGAAGTTCTGCACGAACCCAATGAGACCATTCGAGAATCCTTTCAAATCCAAAGCTTCCACAATCTTGCCACCGAACTCAGTGAAGAACCCTTCGACCTCGCCAGCGAGGCGGGCGTAAATACCTTTGAGGGTTCCCGCTTGCGCTTCTGCTTGCTTGATCACCTCGGGGTTGCTTTGCATATTGTTTAATGCGTTGAGTGCTGTCGCAGTCCCGACTTCATTGTTAGCTAGCATCCCCATCGCTTCTTGTGCGCTGATCGCTCTGCCCTTCACTATTGACAACCTTTGTGCCAGTGCATCGTAAACCGGCAAGCCCATTGAAAAGAGTGTTGCAAAATCATCTTTGGAAACTTGCCCGGTGCGGGTCATGTTCTGGGCGACTTCCCCTAATTTATTAAACACATCGGTGGCACCTGAGCCAGCGACTAAGCTTGTGCGCCCGAAGCTTTCGATCATGCGTGCTGCGTCTGCGCCCGAGACCCCGAGCCCTAGAAAGCCCGTGGCTAGCTTGCCGACCGCATCTTGTGCGATGCGCCCCTGGTTGGCGATCTCGCCCATCACGCCACCCAAGCGCTCTGCGTTGGCCTCGCCAGCGAGCCCCTTGATTCTAGTCAGGATTTCCTCGGTGTTCGCAAAGGCCATCACCGCACGGTCATAGATTTTGTACACGCCATAAGAGGCGAGAGCGCCCCCGATCGCGGTGACCGGGTTCATGATGAGGTTGGTTACTTTGGAGAAGATCGAACTGGCAGCGGACTTGATTTTAGTTTCGACATGGGTGAGGAACGATGCGAGCTTTGACTTGGCTTGCGATTCTTTTGCGGCTACTGGTGAGGCGATACCCTTGGCTTTGTTCTCAGCATCGACCAGCTTCTTCTCTTGCATCTCAAGCTTCTTCATGTCCTCGTAGAGTTGCTTGGTCGCACCCGAGTCGATCATCATCTGGCGAGCTTGCAGGTCGAGCGACTTGTTGAGGATGTCCGTTTCGCTCGCCATCTTTTTAGCGTTGAGCACATAATCAGCGGTATTTTTATTGACGGGGATCGGGGGAGGCATGATCGGAAGTGGGGGCGGGATGCCGCGGGCCTTGTTCTCGGCTTCGATGAGCTTTAATTCTTGCGCTTCGAGTTTCTTCATGTCCTCAAAAAGTTGCTTAGTCGCACCGCTGTCAACATTCATCTGCCGAGCTTGCAACTCTAAAGCTTTAGAGGCGAGGTCGGTTTGCGACTTCAAGTTCATTTGCTCGTTAACAAACTCTGCCGTATTCGTGTCAACCTTCGGAGGCGTAACAATACCCTTCGCTTTATTCTCTAGAGCGATGATAGCTAGCTCTTGCGCTTCGAGTTTCTTCATGTCCTCAAAAAGTTGCTTAGTCGCACCGCTGTCAACATTCATCTGCCGTGCTTGTAGCTCGAGTGACTTTGTAGCGAGATCGGTTGTAGCTTTTAGGGTTTTAGAGTTGGCGATGTATTCAGCGGTGTTCGTGTCCGTGATCTTTTCGGCAACCGCAGTCAGGCCCGAGGTTAAGGCTTTCAACGCATCCGCACCGGAGAGCGACCCCGAGGCGATCCGCTTCATGACTTCTGCGGTGCTGACTGCTTTGCCTTCGACCTTGGAAAGTTCTTTCGCTAGTGCATCGAACGCTTTCACGCCCATGCTTTCCAGCGCTTGGATATCTTTCAATAAGACTTTATCAGACTCGCCGATCTTTCCGAGGATGCCAGCAAATGCTTTCGACGCTTCGCCTGCGTTTTTCGCAAACTTCCCTATACCTTTACCGAACTTGTCCAGGGTGCTGGTAATCGTGTCCGCATCGAGGCCGAGCTTCTTGAGCGAGACCGCAAAGGCAAGCGCATCGTCTGCACCGAGCTTAGAAGTCTTGGCGAACTTGTGAAGCGCGTCGCCCATGATCCCAGCGACATCTTCCTCGAAATGCTTGGAGGCCTCGGAGGTGATCGCCTCGAGGCCGCCTAGGTCATCCTTGACCTTATCCAAGTTTGAGACGAAGTCGGTGATCGACAGGCCCATCGAAACATTTAATGATCCGATAGTTTTTGCCATCACGACTCCCCTTTAAGTTTTCTTGGTGCCCATCGCTTGCGCCCACGCCTTGAGCCCTGCGAAGTTGTCGGCTTTCTTGTTTTCCCCGTACCAGTCCGGGATAAAATCCTTCACCTCGAGCACTTTCGACTCTGCACCTCGCCACACATTCGCTGTCGTTGAGCACACCTGCGCTGCGTGAATGTCGGATCTATCAGCGTCAAGCGGCTCGATCGTGGAGAAAGCCATCCACTCGGTCAACTCCTGGGCGTCCATGCCGTCTAGGAGCTCCGAGACGGTTTTCTTTAAGTGCCCAGCCAGACGGAATAGAAACCGCCTCCCCGGGCGCTCGATTAGTTTTTTCTTGCTTCCTCGACTGCACCGCCACTCATGCCGTTATGACGGGCGCACGCATCGAACAAGATGCCAACAAGAGGCGCAGGCATCTCGCCCACAGCCTCAACCTCGGCATCGGTAAAGATCCGCTTGCCTTGATCATCTGCGATAGATCTCACCACGAGCTTGGCTCGGATGTTGGATAAGTTGCCCGACTTCGAGCCCGCTGAGATTTCGCTTTCAAGTTGATCACGCTCACGGGAGCTAATCACTCGCAAGAATACTTTGCCACCGAGCTCGGGGATCTCGATCTCCCCGAGCTTGTACGCACTGCCTGCACTTAGTAACTTAGCTTTATCTAAAATGAGAAACTCCTTAATCAAAAGCGTAGGTTATTTTGCCTACTGGTTTAACGCCCACGGTAGCTTTGACCGTATTGTCGCCCGTTGCAACGCCATCGACTTGAAACTTCGTGATGATGCCATCGAAAGAGACGGTCGATGAATCGGCGAGGGTTATCACGCAGGGTTTAGCTGCGCCGTAATCTTCGATGTAAGCGCTGATCGTGCCGAGTGCTGCGTTGCCCACACCTACGATGGCGGTGGCAGACATCTCGCCACCATCGATCATCCCGCCTGCGTATTCCTTAGCGTGATCTGGGCTAAGTAGATTGCTTATATCAACGGTGCCACGGGTCGCACTGGGTGGTGTGATATCGGTAACACCGGTGAGGGTGGTGCCGCCGATCGAGATTGCCGTGCCTTGGGTTAAGACTGCAGCCATAATTAAGACTCCCTATAGATGATGGAAAAATCCAAAGAAGAATGATAAAACACGGTGTCCGAGCCTTCAAAAAACTCGGGCTGGTCTTGCTCATCACTCACGCTAACGCCGAGAACGACCACCCCAGAGGAGGTGCCGCGAAAGTTGTCCATCACGATTCGCATTTGATTCATGATGGTTTCGACTTCCGATTGTGTTGTTGCGATGACATCGCACTGCATTCGCACTTCGGGCACCTTGGTGTTGCCTGAGTCAAGTGTTGCTGACCTTATGGTGCTGATTCTGTGGTAAACAATGTACGGCATGACCGGCTTTTGTGGTGCACGACCGGGATAAATGCGAGTTCCCACATAACCAGACATCGTAGCATCGTCGATTAGTCGGGCCCGAAGGGCTTTGCTAGCACTCATGATGAGCCCCTTTCCACGCCATCGGCGAGAATGTCACCCATAACTTTAATGACCCGATCTTTTGTTTCGTCATAAGCAGGCCTCAAGAAAGGTTGTGGCCTTGCGCCTGGATGATTCGCACCCTGCGCTTTTCGCACAGCACCCTTGCGGCCGAGCAAAGTTTCGTTGGTGAGGTCGCCACTTCCTATCGGATGCGCTGCGGTGCCGTACTCGACAAAGTGAGCGTACTGGGTAGCACTGTTGACCGCTTCGGTGCCGGATCTTGTTTGCTGTCTTTTCTGTGAGCGGTTCATGTGCAGCCTCTTGATCGTTGCTGCGTAACTTCTGCGGAGCGGGCCGATCACTGCGTAGCTGTACTGTGCGTTTTTCTGAAGTACGATTTTCTTTCTTAGTCCCAAAGAGTTTGCAAGGTGACCGCTCTTGCGTTTTGCCTTCGCTCTTGCCGCTTGAAGAATGATTTCGCCACCAGCTTCCAAAGCATCGGCAAGGGCAACCCGCTTGATATACTTATCAATGTGTTCCATGTTTTTGAGGATGCCTTCTAATGCACCAGCTTCGATGAATATCTTGCTTCCTCGTTTGCCTGCCATGGATGTTGATCGTGGTCTTCCCATTACGCCCCCCTTTCAATCGCATCGATCTCGAGTTCCCATGAGCCCTCATCAATGTTGCGGATGCTCACGATCTCAAGCGTGCGACTACCCATCGAGATGCGATCACCGTGAAGGATGCCATCTTTAAAACGCACACGCACACGATGCGAGATGGAAGCCTGCCTCGCCATGCCCTGCTCTTGCTCCCTGCCTGAGAGCGGGCGAACACTCGCCCAGGTCGTGTAGTAGGTAGACCAGCTTCGGGTCACCTGACCGTAATCATCCACGGTGGTTGATTCATCCCGCTGAAAGCTTATTCTCTGGGTTAATTCGCCTGCTTTGAGCATTAGTTCACAATGCCTCGACTGAACATTTTAACGATGTTATCGACCGCGTATGGCACTTCGTAGCCCTGCGCTTCTCCTACTGTCTCGCGCTGGTTGTACCAGTGCGCCACCAGCATCTTGATCGCTTGTTTTAAAATCGCTGGCACCGCTGCTGCGTTGCCACAACCTGCGACATAAGTCACCACGATGGAGTTGTAATCGTCTAAGTAATCAGGCCAGTCCTCATCGTAGGCGGGCATTACACGGCCGGGGTTCGAGGTGATGTCAACCTGATAAAGTTCGTCATCCCAAGTTTGAAGGTTGCCATCAAGGTCGTAATATTGGATTGAGCTCACCGATTGCACTGGGCCTTCGAGGTAGAGGATGCCAGAGTCGGGGAAGTCGTCAATCGAAAGCGCAAGAGTCTGCGTCACCATTTTGTGACTGGCCATCTGCTCGAGCTGCTGCCGTGCTGCGGTGATGAGCGTATTGATTAGAGCGTCATCGTCGTTGCCATCGATACGGCTGTGCAGTTTCATTTCTGCAAGGGTGATCGGTTCCGTCGCTGGAGGAGTGACAACTGTCAACATTAGCGTTTCTCTTTTTGTTTTTTCGAGGTTGCCTTCTCAGCCTTGGTTGTTCGGGTTTCCGAGACCGGAGGAACGAGCGCTTCTTCAGCGCTCGCCCAGCCGAGTCGGATGCAATTAGCCGCTTCATCGAGCGGGAGGTCGTACACCAGATTTGCATCATAGGTGAACGACAGGCCCGCTACAGAAGTATGAAATTTAACTTTCATGTTTAGCTAGCTGCCATGATCAAATGCTTAATCGGATCAGTGCCAGCGTCGAGGATTCTTCCGTCATGACGGGAGAAACCTACGAAGCCAACTTGGTGGTAATCAGCGTATCGTTCTTCAAGGCGCAAGAGTGTGAAGTCCTGAACATCTCGAATGATATACTTGGAAAAATCACCGTAGTAGATAGCCTTGGCGCCAGCCGCAACTGTTGCCACATCTTGGTTGATCACGACAGGCACGCCGAACAAAGTACCAGGGGAAGTCGCAGAAAGGTCGTTCATGAAGATCGGCCTGTTCTGATCATCCACAAGTTTTCGCACAAGCTTGAAGGTCGAGTCGTGCATCATGAATTTAGCATTAGCACGATAAGCTGGATCGAGCGAGTGCTGAAGATCAAGCAACTCAGCGAAGGTGATTGCGTCAACAGCGGCAGCAGTTTTACCTGCACCGGATGCCGAGATCCCCTGTGGTTTTGAGGAATTGTCACCAGTGGTTGCGTGAGTATTAAAGATCCTTGCGATCCTCTCACCCAAAGCGCCGCCGATGAAAGATTCCAAATCAATCGCAGAATCTTGCAAGAGTTCAGACGAAACTCGGATGAGCTTGCTGGAGTACTTGTAAGCCTTCAAGGTGATCTGGGCAAAAGTGATATCTTGCTCAGCAACTTGAGTATTTTCTGCAAGGATTGCGCCAACATTACTGTGATCACTCACGGTAGGAATTGGCAGGTCATTGCCTTCTGCTGTTCTCAGGATGGTTGCGACTTCTCGCATCCCACCGAAGGCTAGCAAAGAAGCTTCGAGCTGATTGATGAAACCCTGTGGCACGGTGTAACCACCAGCGGCAGCGGTCAAGGATTGCGCACGAGCTTCGGCTTGTGACTTAGGAGCTTTAGCGTTGAGCTTGAAGCTCAAGCGATTGTTGCCAAGTTCAAGGCCAGAGCGCTGTGCAGCGTTTCTTTGTTCATTGGAGGCACCGTTCACGCTATGAAATCCGAGCCATCCTCGTAAGGCCAATGCTCGGTCTGAAGTGCTTTGACGATCGCCAAAATCGCGCACAAACGCAGGCGCTTCGATCGGGGATGATCGTCGTGCTGCGGGTCTTTTGGAGGAAGCTTCCAAGCTTGCAAGCTTATTGCTGCGAGCGGAGGCAGCTTCTTCGGGAGCGGCTTCTTCTGCGGGAGCTGCTGCGCCGCCTTCAATCTCGGTGATGCGGGCTTCGTGTTCATCAACCTGAGAAACCAAGGCTTCAAAAGCGGTAGCTTCTTCGGGTGTTAGTTCTCGCTTTTCGGTGGTGCCGTTAGCGTGTATGGCTCGGGCTTCGGCAAGTTTTGCGGTGCGCTGGTTGCGCAGGGTTTCGATTTCGGTCATTGGATTTCTTCCTAATATTTGCGGTATTAGGGCAGTGCATCAGTCTCGGTGAGAGACATAAAAAAACGCACAGGCCCCTTGTTCGGGAAACTGTGCGTAAAGACTGCACTGATTTCGATAGACCGATTAAACCACGGATCTGCGATTCGTCAACAATCGTGCCAAAAAAAAAGGCCCGCCGGTGAAGGCGAGCCTAGGGAGAGCGGGGGGGAAGGGGTTACTTCTTAAAGGTTCCAGCTCGGATTGCGCTGATCTCGTCATCAGTTTTTTTCATGATCGCCGTTATTTCTGCGCCCCTCTTACGGGACTCCTCTTTCGCATCCTCTACTTTCTTGCGCTCCTCGGCACGGGCCTCGGCCTCGAGGGCGTTCTTCTTCATCGCCGCTGCCATGTCACTCACGCTTTTCTCTGCGGCTTCCTGAATTACTTGCTGGTTACCACCCTTCACTACGACCACCACGACCACACCCGCCACGATCAAAGTTACTGTCAGGCACGCCACCGCTGCAACCAAGAGGTTGATCTTTGTCTTACTGTCCATGTTTCTGCTCCTTTTTTCGATCCATTCAACCGGGCAAACGCCGGTCGCCGTATTGCTATCGTAGCCTATTGTTCGTGGGAGCACGCACTTTATTATGGATAATCACGATATGGTTGGTTAGAAAGCTTCCAGAAAGTCAATTTTCCTAGGGCTTTTATAGGGTGGAGGAATTCCCCCACCCCTAGTCCACGGAAAGGCGTTTTCGTGAACTAAGGCGAGTCCTTAGTCCAAGTTGCTGGACTACCGATCACCACGCAGGCGAAGCTCTCGGATGCGTTGCGCTGACCTGATTGCGTCCTGGGTGTAGATCGATAAGGAGCGAACTGCCACAGTCGTGTCAGGGTAGGCGGGATAAGTCACCACCGAGACATCGTGGAGCTCCACGGCGAGAAGACTGCGCACCCGTTTGCCATCAACAAGATCCCAAGCGTCTTCACTGGTGGTGAAAGCAAAGCTCATCTGCGAGACATCACCCCGAGCCATGACCGCCATCAAGTCGGCAGCGTACTGGGTGTCAGGCGGGTCGATGGTAACCTTGAGCCCTGTCGCATCGCTCTCAAGTCTTAGGGTGCCCGAGACGGTGCGCCCGAGGATGAGGCTCGGGTTGTGGTCGATGAGCGCCCTCACATCGGGGTTGGAGTCGAGCGACCTCTGGAATGCACCAGGGCGAACGAACTCACGAAAGCCGCCGAGGTCTTCTGAGGATAAGTCGTATTTCGCTGCATAGCCGATGATCTTCTGCGCTGCGACATCGACTCGGAGTTCGGTGCTGAACCTGCGTTCAATATTAGTTTTCATCTTTGACCCCTTTCATGTTTTGAATCTTAAGCGAAACTGCTTCGGCAAGTTTCGTTGCGGTCACTGATCCGCTGAAGTCCAACCAGGTTGATCTGAACTGGTCGAGGTGGCGCTGGACATGGCCATCGAGATCGGTGGTCAAGCCAAACGCTTCCAAGACGGGTGAGTAGGCGGACACGACGCGGGCCCGATGCTCGGCGCAGAAGTGGTCGAGCTTGGTTAAGAACTCTGCTGGTTTGTTGGCAAAGCGCTTCACGGCTGAACACTCCACATTTTGCAGGCGCTCGCCTGCATCATCAAGCAGGCGCAAGATGATCGACTCATGAGAGCGAGCGGGTGTGTCCGCTGGAGGGTTTGGTAAGGTTGGTGGAGTTGGCACACTGTCGAGCCCGTTGAAGATTTGATCGACCACCGCTTGCGAGAGGAATGGGAACGAGGCAATTGCAATCGCCTTGGCCGATGCGATCGGGATGAGCTTCATGCCTACCTGAGTAACCAAGTCAACAAGACTGGTGATCTGTGCGCCGTTCAATGCGGTGCTGGCGACATCTGCCCCCGCTGCTGCTGCGGGTGCTGCGATCGCTGTCGGGTCTTGGGCCTCGGGTGTGGGTACTGCCATCAAACTTGGATCGGTTGCAGGCGCTGCCGTGGGTGCGGTGTTGATCGACTGCATATTCATTGGCTGCATATACACATCGCCACCCTCGATCGGGTTCATGTTTTCTTTTTCTCGGATCTCGTTCACCGAGAGCCAGCCCCAGTTGCGAGCGACCGAGTACGACTGGTAACGGGCAGCGATCTCGCCCCGCAATTTCCCATCGACATTAAACTCGAAAAAGAAAGTGCCTTTGTCTTTCGGTCTGATAATCTTGCGGTTGAGTTGCTGTTCCCAACGAACTAGCCAAGGGCGCAGGGTGTCCACCACAAAGCTAATCTCCATCTGTTCGAGGGAGTTGTACGAAGTCTTTGACAAGTCCTTGAGCTTGTTGGGTGGCAGGTTGAACCAGCGAGCGATTTCGATGATCTGGAACTCTCTCGACTGCAAGAACTGCGAATCGTCAGGAGGCACGCCAATCGCTTCCCACTTAAGGCCCGCTTCCAAGAGGGCGACCCTGTGACTGTTTGCACCGCCTGCATGAAGTTCCTCAAACGATCTGCGAAGGTTCTGCCTCGCTTCGGGTGAGAGTTGACCAGGGAAAGTTAACACGCCACCGGGCCTCGCACCACGACCAAAGTATCCAGCACCGAAGCTTTCAATCGCCATTGATAATCCGATCGACTGACGAGCAAGGCCGATCACGCTGATGCCCGAGATGCCATCGAATGATAGACCGGGTATGTGCAACATATTGCCAGCGGTGATGAAAGACTTTCCCCGGTTGAGTTCGTAGTAAAGCTCTCCCGAGTCGGTGCGCCTGGGCGTTACCATAGTCGGGTCGATCGGCCAGAGCTCGACCACATTGCCCTCGAGGTCACGCACGATTTCAGAGTAAGAATTTCCATGAAGAAGCAAGTGCGCCATCGAAGCCTCACGCCATTGCAGCGAGCTCATCTCGGGATTAGGTTCATCATGCAGAAGCGTGTGCAGCGGGTTCGCTTTTGCGTGTGCCTTGCCACCACCCGGTAGGCGTTCGTAGTAGTTGAGCGGAAGCGAGGACACGGACTCGGCAATACACCTTACCGCGGCATACACGGCGGAGTAAGTGAGGGCAGTATCGGGTGTGACGCTGACGCCCGAGTCAGTCGATGCGCCCCCGAAGAGTTCATTCAAGCGAGGGTCTTTCAGGTTGCCACCACTGAGGGAAAGCGCCCGAGAGATAAAGCCTTTTATGCGTTCGATCATAGTAGTGTTATTCCTTGGGTGTCGTATATGTTGGTTGCGTTTAAGCTGCTTACTTGCGCCCGTCCGAGGGCCATGATAGTTGCCACGATGCCATCGATTTTCTCGACCGCTTTTCCCTTGTGCATTTTGATGTTGCCTGCATTGTCTCGTTCCACCTGAACATTGCTGAACATCCAACGCAGCACCGGGTTGCCGTCGTGTGCAATCTTCTCAGAGAGAACCAAGACTTCTAACTCTTTTGATGGTGCGGTCATCGCTGCGAAGCCTTGACCGAAGCCAACAAGCCAATCGGGCCGCCCGTTATTCTTGCCGAGCGTTTCGAGATCCTTACTGATCTGGTTGATGTTCCACCTGTCCACTGCGATCTCTTGGATGTTGTACTTTCGGGCCAGTCCATCGATCACCGCCACGACTGCCCTATAGTCGAGCGATCGCCCTGGCGTAGTCACGATCAAGCCTTGGCGTTCCCAGTCATCGAGCCGGTGCTTGTTATTGCGCTCTCGTTCCCTCGCTGCGTCCGCAGGTGCGAAGAAGGTCGGCACGATCCAGTAGGGTTCATTCGGTTCGATAGGCGGGAAGAGAAGCACGAACGCCGTGAGATCTAAGGTACTGCTGAGATCAAGACCCCCGAACGCCATCCTCCCGGAAAGGTCAGGGAGATCGCGGGAGCACGCATCCCAGCGCTCGAGCGAGATCCATCTCGTCTCCTGCGATGTCCACTGGTTCAGATGTAGCCTGCGGAAAGCGTTCTCTCGGGAAGGGTTGGCGCTGGCTTCAGCGACTGCCTTCACGAAGTAATCCTCTTTCACGGTCACGCCATAGTTCGGGTTGGCTTGTTTCCAAGTTGATTCAGACTTCCAATCGCCTGTTGAGGTGTAGATTTTGCTATAGAAAGTCGGGTCGTGAATGAGCTTATCGTTCACACCCTCGGCATACTGGCGAAGCTCCCAGCATAAGCTCTGGCGATCGTGCCCAGCGGTAGTCAATGCGAGCGTGAGCGGTTGCCTGCGGGCACCCGTTGAGGTTGTCAACACATCCCATAGCTCTCGATTCGGCTGAGCGTGCACCTCGTCCACGATGACTCCATGAGCATTGAGCCCGTGTTTGGTGAATGCGTCCGAGGATAGCGATCTATAGAACGAGTTCGAGCTTTTATGCTCGATGGTTTTGTTGCGATAGATGCGGAGCATTGTTGAGAGGTTTGGGTTTTCTTCAATCATCTGGCAGGCTTGGTCGAACACGATGCTGGCCTGATCTTTGTCGCTCGCTGCCGAGTAGATCTCAGCACCTTCTTCACGATCAAGGCAGAGCAAGAACAAGGCGATGCCCGCTGCGAGAGTTGACTTACCGTTCTTGCGTGGAACCTCGAGGTAGGCGGTGCGGTACTGGCGCAGGCCATCCTTGCGCACCGTGCCGAAAAGTTCATTGAGAAACTGTCGTTGCCATTCAGCCAACACGAAGCCCGTACCCGCCCACTCGCCTTTCGTATGGCGCAAGTGGTCACCAAAGAACCGAACGATCGGGTGATCTTTGGCGGGTGCAGGCTTCTTTTTCCTTGGCGCTCGGGTGGTTATTGGATCGCCCTCATGATGTCGATGATACCGTCTTTGCCGCCGTTCGTGCTTTGGAGATTAGGGCGCGATGCAGGCGTTAGGCCGAACTGGCATTCCAACTTCAAGAGTTGGTCGTGCATTTTGCATGAGACCATGTAAGGCGGGGTCTCTTTGTAACCCTTCGGGCGTTCGTCATCACCCATGATCTCGATGTGCGTGGGAGTTCCAGCAGACAAAGCGGCCTCGGCATCGATCCATCGGACGAGACAGATCGCATAACGGGAAAGACTTGAACCATCGATCTCGGTGAGAACGCCAACGCGGAACAACGCCTCGCTCATCTGGTCGAAGATAATCTTTTCCCGAGGCCCGAGAAACTCAGGCGAGTCGAGTTGCGATGCGCTCGGAGCGGGTTCGCCTGGGCGCGTCTTCGCACGCCACGACCCTCGCATTTTTAGTATCGCCGTCGGTGTTTTTTTTCTACCTTTCATACCACTACTCCATAAACATCATGAAAAAGGCCCAAAATCGTGAATCTTTGTCCACGCATACCACGCGAGGTGAACTGACCCCTCTTGAAACAAAAAAGACCCCCCTCCCCTTTTTCGCTCCAAAAATGGTCATTTTTGAGGCCTCGCTGAGAGCTTGACGAAACCACCGCCGACCTTGTCTTCATGCCATGTTTTGAGGGCGTGGCACTTGTGGCAAAGCGTCTGCAAGTTGTCGAGGGAGTCGGTGCCGCCGTGACTCTTTGCGATGATGTGGTCAACATCAGTTGCAGGCGCTGCGCATCGCACGCAGAGCGGAGAACGAGCAAAGACTAGCTTGCGGAGTTGTCGCCATTGGTAACCGTAGCCACGCTTGGACGGGCAAAGCCTAGGCGGCTTGCACCCAGGCGCATCATGAAACCTGACCTCATGCCTAGGGGGCTTGTGGCTTCTCATGGTTGCTCCGGAAAAGTGTTGTACTCGGTGTGCGAGTTCGACCTAGTCATCTCGGTCGTGATCCACCAGCCACCAAGCGGCCGAGCTGCGGCACCTCGGGAGATGTGCCACCCGCAATCTAATTCTTGTTTGTAAGATCCGCAGCGAACGAACCATTGATCAGTAGTCTCTATGTTCCCTTTACCGCTGACGCTGGTGATGACATTGTGGTCGGTGTTGCGACGATGGATGTGCCCACTGATGAAGACATCAGCCTGCCATTGCGATCGGGTTGCTTGATGCTGGGGAATGCCTCTGCCTGATTCGCCGCCACCACCATAGCCGTGATGAAGGAAGATGCGCTTGGTTCGCACATCGGCTTTACCTGTCGTGCGGTCGTTCTTTTGCAATAGATAGCACCAGTCTTCACCGTAGATCACGGGGCTGTTATGTTGCGTTCTCAGTGAGTGGGTGAGTCTATCGATCAGGTCGATCTCGTTTCTCTTGATGATTGAGGCCTCATGATTACCAGGCGTAATTAGTGCAAGGATGCTTGCATAAGGCTTGAACCATTCGAGTGCGGTGCTGCTTATAAGGTCAAAGTAATTGCTTCCACGGTGCTCGGGTCTCAGCGTCTTCGGGTCTGATCTCGGGTCGTATTTTCCCTGCATCACATCGAAGAGATCGCCCACGATTATCACGGGGGCGTTCTCGTTCAATGCGTAATCAAGATGCTTTTTCAAGAAGGCTCGGTCGCAGTGCGCTGAGTCCCAGTGGAGATCGGTCAAAGCGAGAAATCTGAATCGGCTTCCCGATTTCGGAAAGCTGACACGGAGTTCATGGACTCGATCTGTAACAGTCCCACATGACCAGCGCTGTTTTGGCTTTGCCAAATGCAAGCTCCTAAAAAAACTATCTAAGATTGTGTGCGCCTTAAGTAAACAACGCAAATCGCTCGCACTTTAGCTTGGGTTGGGGGGTGATAAGAGGTGGTGATGCGTCTCACATATTTGGTGTTGTCATCATGAAGGTAACCCTTGTTCACCAACATATCGATGACCGCTTTATTCGTGTTGTCCAAATCGCGCCGGTGCGTCCAGCCTTCGCCACCATGTATCTCGATTAGGATCTCTGCCAGCCCTTCAAGAGCTTTCCCCCTCGGGATGAGGATCGCTACCTCGGCGAGCCATGCCATATAACAGCGGGCTTTATAAAATTTGCCACGCCGACCCGAGGCGCGGAAGAGTTGGTTAGTCGAGGGCGGTATCGGAACCTCGAGCCTTACTACAGTTGCGATTTTATCTGCCATCAGCCTCCTTAATCGGTGCAATGACAGCTAACGGTGTCATCGAAATCGGGGAACATTGGGAGTTGCATTCTGGATTGCTTCAAGATGTTTTCATAACTGGGTCGATCTTTCCTGAAGGTGTGGTTCTTTGCTGTTGCCACCCCGAGCATCGATCTCTCTTGCTCGATCCACCAGTTCAAAGCTTCTGGGGTTTCCCGTGCGACAAGGTCGGTTCTGTAACGGCTTTTTAAAAAGCACCCTTGGCAGTTTCCTTGGTGCATCGGGATATCTAAGCTAAAGGATTGCTTTGCCCAAAAGTTCGTCACATCTTGAAGGGTGTGCTTTGCTTCATGCAAAGGAGTAACGGCAGGATTTCGCCTCCTGTTCTTCTTGATGTTTGATACTCGCCTCGGCTCGTCGTAGCGCAGACCGATAAGCTGATCATGCTTGCGGAACTCAGCCCCGAGAGTATCTTTCGCCCATCGGTCAAGAAGGAGAATCTTGAGCTCGACCGTGCAGAACCTAGCCACCGGGTTCGGTAAGTACTGCCTCTCTTTTATTAACACGGTGAAGGGTTCGCCGTTGCGTGATGCGGTTTCGTGGGTGACAAGCTTCCATCGTGGGGTGGTAGCTTTGCCTGCGTACTCAAGCCAAACGATATCAACGCCCCACTCTTTTGATATTTGCTCGATGAAGTCGAGGGTCTTCGGATGCTCAAGCCCGGTGTTGGTGAACACCACCTTGACATAATCAGGGAGCTTGCCTTCATGCGCTTCAAGGACTTTGGCCAGCATGAAGGCTGAAGTTCTACCACCCGAGAAAGATATCACCGAGGGGGACTTAAGGTAATAAGCAGACCTCACGGTCTGGCTTTTATTTTCTGTAATAAAACCTCCGCATCTTTTCTTACACCGAGGTTGTAGCTCTTCCAGTTCTTGAGGTGTCCGAGCATGATGTGGCAGTTGCCACCCGTCTCGCACAAGGTCAGAAGGTTCGAGGGCTCGAGCTCGAGATTTTGGAAAAGATGGAATGGGTGAATATGGTGTACCTCGAGCTTGTCCTTAGTCCCACACGCTGCGCAGGTCGGGTTGCGTTTGAGGTGCGCCCCTCGCACCGCTGCCCATCTCGGTGAGCGGGCAGGCAACCCGGCAAAGTATTCGCTGATTGTTTTGATTACACTCATGGTCGCTCCTCCAGTCGTGACACAATCGTCAGGTAGCCGATCGCGTCAACGAGGTTGTCCCGTTTGTGGGTGTTCGACTGCCTCACGATCTTAAGTGCTGCCATCAACAATCCCACATCGCTCGCACTCACCCGCTGACCGGGTGCAAGTTTCCCGCGGAGGAGAGTTGTCCAAATTTCAGCGATCTGGGTAAAGCTCTCGCGCGGGTCGCCGTAGTTGATGCCTCGCTCCGAGATGATGCCATCAACCTGGGCGAGAATGTCCTGGCTATTTGTCTCCATGTTTTGCCATCTCCCGTTCGTAGGTTGCTTTATCGTTTAACATCTCTGCGATTTGATCTTCGAGGTATTCAACCCGTTCGCGTCTCGAGGCCTCCATCTCCTCGTATTTTGCGACCTTCGCTTTAAGACGCTTAATCACCCTCCGGTAGTTCTCGCCCGCAATACGGGCCCCGTGTGCGGCCCTGAGTGCGGTTGTGGTTAACCCGGTCGCACGCACCGCGCAGAAGCGGCACGCATACGCCTTAGAACCTCGTCCTATGGGGTAGCCACCACGGGTGATCGACTTCCCGCACTGCTTGCAAAGGTTGCTCATGATTCGTATTCCGTTCCCTCTATAGAGAGAGGAATCAAGGAACTAAATGCATAAGTGCTTATATAACTAAGAGTTAAAGAGACTCTTAGTATATCAAAGACGAGTTTACGAGTCTTTCTTTCTAGGTACTGAATAAGTTCCGTAATTCCTATGACTATAGGGGGAACTGAATAAGGAAACTGAATACTTGCCATTATCTATATCTCCTAAGTTATCTAGTGTTAAAGGAAACAGCGCACTGAAGGGCCGCTTCATGCGCTGTGTTTTAGGTGACCATTTTCGTATGATCACGAAATTGGTTTCGTGATCATACGTACTGGATGATCGTGTTACCACCCGACCTTCCGTCGAATCGAGCTTGGCGGGCCGCAAGGCAAGCCTCGTTGGTCATAATATAAAGCGGTGTTAGCCATCTGCCGTCATAGCCGTGTTTTGTCCTTATCGACCCCTTATCCCATTCCAAGTTGTAGTACGCCCCGCCTATTTCACATTCGTCTATCTCAACAAAATGATCATAGAATCCTTTAGATTCATCACAGTTATCACACATGAAATAGTCGTTAAGCTCGCCACGGAAGTTAAGGAATTCAACGCTATTTATTAGTTTGCATCGAGGGCAAATTCCAGTAACGCAATCGACTGGGTCGCCATTAAGCTGACGGATTTGTTGACCTATAGAAGAGGTTCCAAAAGACATAGTCCAACTTGTTTCCCTGCTTTGATTGCACCTAAGAACGGATTTAAGCTCTTCAACTTTCCTACATGGATCAGTCCCTTTCGGCTTTATTTCGTAATAATAATCCCACCCGTTTTTGTGCCCCTTAACTAAGAAATCTGGGAGATACCTTGCACCACTAGGAAGGTTGAACCCTTCTACCTCATAAGACCAGTCGAGGCCCATTTCCTCAAAGAATACTGCCCATCGGGCCTCTAGCCTTGACCTGAACTTGTAACCTTTATAAACAGTTTCGATTGGTGTTAAAGCGTAGTTCACAGAAGTTTGACCTTTCATAAGCTTTTTAGAATGCGCCCGACACATTGCCAGGCGCAGAGGTGGTCACATCTAGAATGGCAAGAGATAATCCCTTGCAGGTACATACGATTTCTTTGCTGTGTCATAGACCACAGCATTTGCCCAGGTTGGATTGCCGAGTTCAGCGTAAGCGAGGTCATAATCCCAGAAGGTTCCCTGCTCGACGCCATCACGACTGACAAACACCTTCCGGGCTTTGTCTTCCGCAACGGGCGCCGCGATCACGGGTGCGGGCTTCGCTGCCGGAGCTCCGGGAGGAGGAGGAGGAGGAGGAGTCATCGCTGGGGATGCGGTGAGCGGTGCGCACATGATGACCTTAGTCTTCAGCCCGTCCGCGCTTGGCCCCACGGTGATCGTGAACTTCTTGTTGATGAAAGTATCTGGGTCGATATCTTCACCGTTGATAAGTGGCCTGCCGAGCATCTCCCTAATGAGCTTGCCGAAGTTGTTAGACATCGTGAGCTTGGTTGGTGTCCACCTGCTTGTTGTCTTGCGAGCGTGTAGCCCCTCGATAATCTCGAACTCCCAAGCGTAGGAAGTACCTGAGTCGGGAAACTTCGCACTGGGTTGCATCTCTTTATAGCCCAAAAGTTTAGCGGTGAAGGTGCCAGTAGGCACGCTGAACTGATCGGTAGAATCACAGACTTTGACCATCGCCATTGAAATCTCCTAGATTTTTCTGAATCGGTTGTTGAATAGTAACTTTTCTGAATTTCTTTTTGCTGCCCCGAGTACCTGCGCCCGTGGTTTCGACTTCGCCACCCCGCACGAGTTCCTCGAGTTGCTTGATCACCGTGTCTCTTCGCTGACCTGATGCGATCTGAACTTGTTCGAGTGTCATAAACTCGCCCTCGCTCAGTACCTCGATGATGGATTTCTTTCTCGATTCGTGGTCGAGTTCATCCTTCGCTCCGAGGCAAACCAGATCACCCTCGACAAAGTCGATGATCATCTCGTCCGGGGTGACTTCATTAAATCTCCCGGAACCTTTTATTACGCGTTTCGTTTTTGACCGCTGACCAAAACCAGCCTCCTCTCTAAAGAACTCCATCAGCAAATCCGCTGCCGCAGACCCTGCGCCAGAACCTCGGGCCGCTGTAAAATCAGCGCCTTGGCTTTTCCTCATGTGATGAACAACCAAGACGCTATGCTTGCCATCCTTGGCAAAGTACTTGAGGGCTTGAAATGCTGCCCCCACCTCGCTGGCTGAGTTCTCATCCTTGACCGGCCAGACCGAAGAGAGGGTGTCTACAACAAGACAATCAAACCCGTGCTCCACCATGTCTGCCTTGCACTCACCCAGAAAGGTTTGCCACTGTGCCATGCTCGGCGTTCCTGAGAACGGTTGCATGATCCACCCGTGATGATCGTTGATGTTGAGCCCGTAATTCTTGGCCCTTGGTTCCCATGTTGAATCGTTTTCTTCGCTGATGTAGAGCGCTCGGGTCTTGGCTATCTTCTGCCCGAGAAAGCTTTCCTGAGTTTCCCACGCACGAAGAAGCTGTGAGATGAGTGTTGTCTTGCCAGCCTTCCACAAAGCGGAAAGCATGGTCACGCAACCAGGGCGAACATACCCGTGCCAGTGCCAGACCCCGTCGATGTTTGCGGCCTTGATCTCACGGCCCCACTTAAACCTTCTCCCGGTTGCTGGGTCTGGGGTTGCCTCCACGATAGTCGCTTCGATGGGCGCCTTCGCCTTATGCAGAAAGTTAAGTTCCACTTCCGGTTCGCCGAAACCTGCACCCGCAAGAGCTCTGGTTGCTGCGGTGAAGTTGCCGTCGTGGGATAACAAGGTGTAGGCTGCAAACTTGCTGTAGGCCTTGGCTTCTTGAAAGGGTGCAGCGTTCGATGAGAAGACATAAAGCATATCGCCAGAGCCATCAGTGCGGCAGTGCCCGGTCGTGCCTGAGATGCCATCGTCTTTACCAGCCCTGCGCCAGTAGATTTTATCCTGACCGATGCGGGAGATCTCCCAGCCAGCGCCTTGCAAGATCGTTGCCCACTCGGCTCGTTCGTTGTAGTCATCGCCGGGCCTCTTGCGGTTGTCTCTGATTTCGCCAGCTTGTATCGGAAGTGTAAACTTCTCCGGAAACTTTCCTACATTTTGTATCGTTGCGACGGTGACCATTAGATCGAAGTCGTCCGAGTCCACAGGCAGAGCGGGTGCAGGTAGATCCAAGAGCGAATTGTTTTCCCACCTATAGAGTAGCCCAGTCGGGTGGCACTCTTCCGTTGAGCCCGGTGCCAGGACATAGCCATTCGATCCCTTAATCTCGATTAAGGTCTTGCCCTCGGTAGACTTGGCTAGCTTGAGGTTCTTACGCTGAACACCAAAGCAATAGATATGCCTGCCGCCATTCGGGGTGACTACGATAGGGCACGAATCCAAAGCGTAGAGCAAGCCTTCTTGCTGACAGTCTTGGCGGTACTGGGCATAAGCGTCACCGGTTTCAATGTCGATGACAGCGAGATCGTTGCTGAGTATCCCGCCCACGATAGCCACACCGTTCCTCGTTCCTTCTGGCCACCACGCATCGACCTGCTGCGGGGTTGCCCGAGCGCCTGTCATGAAGGGTAACCACGACCCGACCACGGTTGCCGGGCCTTTGCTTCCGTTGGGTGCGATAGCGATTACCGAGAGACCCATTGCCAGATATTTAAGGGCGCATTCTTTAGCGGTCATTTCATCAACTCCAGTTCTTTCATGAGTCGCTCGAGCGTTTCTTTGACTTCCCGCATCATGTTGCCGGTCTCATCCCAGCGATCGATGTTGTCGAATTCGGCCTTGCTGTGCAGGGTTTCCCAGCGCTTATCGATCCGCATGGCTGTGCCCTGTCTCGTCAGGTTGTAGTGGTTCTCTCCTTTGAGAAGCGTCCACATCTCAAGGAAGGTAAGCTCACGATCGGGCCAGAGTGATTGCTCTTGCTGTAACCACCACCTACCATCACTGAGGTAGACCACATACGGCTTGCCTATGTCGGTCTTGCCCTGACGGGTGCAGAGTTGCGAGATGATCGTCACCCGTGGTTTCGTTTCGGGAAGGTTCATCATCGATCTCCTATTTTTTTTAAGTGACTGGAATAAGATTCGAGTTCCTTGTTTGTAGCCTTAAGCTTTTCGTTTTTTCGTGCAGCGGTCTGAAGGGATAGCTTGTGGTTTCCTAATGTCGTTCGGAGAGTTTTCAGCATGGCCTTGACCTGCTTCAATTCGTCTTTTAGTTTCTGCATTTCCAAAGTTTGGCGGGCTGAGAGGTTCAGGCTTTTGGTGTAGCAAAGATTGCAGAGATCTTTATACCCATACTTTTTAACCACTGCCTTCCCGCACTTGTCGCAGGTCATAAAGTTTCTCATGCCGACTCCTCCTGGGCATCGAGTTCCTTCTTCGCCTTCGCAATCATGTCCTCGCGGGTGAGCTCGGTTGCGCAATAGATTGCATGATCTAAGGTGTCGGCTTTCGCCCAGCGTGATTGGTTATGTACCCAATACTTGAAGTGCATCGAGGTGCTAACCTCACCGGGCTTTGAATAGAGTGTGCCCCACGCCCGCTTTACTGAGATCTTCTCGCCACCGGGTAGCGCAAAGGTCGCACTGGCGATGTCGTAGGTCGGGTCAAACTCGTAGTCCTGACGATGACACTGGGCCATCCAAGGCGGGAGAGAGGCGAAGTATTCCTCCCTGCGCTTCCTCTCGGAGGAAGTGCAGACCACATCATCTTGCAGACCACGAGTGATCGCTGCCTCGATGCCTTCTCTTATGTCGTTCGGAATCGCTGCCATATTAAATCGCCCCTTTCAGAGTTGCTTCTTTGATCATCAGTTCTTCGCGGTAGATCTTCACGGCTTTGGGTGCATCGATTGCAACCTTCATCCTTGGCCCGTCCATCGTGAGATGCACGATGACGGTGTGTTCACCTGAAATAAACCTGAGAGACTCGCCGCTTCTGCGGGTAAAATTAAGCATGAGAAACCTCCTTGTTAAATCCCTCCCGCTCCACCAGTCGACGAGACTGCATCGGTCGTGTGTCCGATGGTGTTAGGAGCGGGGTGGCTCGTCTTCGAGAATCGCGTCCGCGAGGGTCTCGAGCATATGGTTGATGAGCGCCGTTGTGCGTGCGTCATAGATCCCGTGTTGAAATTTGGTGCTCGGTGCGTCTGCACTTTGAGCGTGATCAATCATGCGCAAGAGAAGGTCACGAACATATTCGATGTAGTTCTCTTTGATCGGCATTACTGGTTAAGCCAGGCTCTCGCCTGCTCCACTGCGTCAGAGACGAGCTTGGTTTCTTTCTTCTTTGTGAGCCGACGCTCTACGGGTGGCGGGTTAAGTTCGTCGTAGAACTGCGCCACCATCTCAGGCTCGATGCGTTTGCACCCGCCGATTCGGTAAGTTTGGAGGCGCACAATGCGGCCATCAATGACGATGCCTTGGCGCTCCCAGCGGTAGACTGTTTGCAGGTTCACACTGAAAAGCTCTGAGAGCTCTCGCACAGACACAGGTCGTTTTGGAATTATGATGCGTGCCACTAGTAGTTAAATCCTCGTGTTAAAAAAGCGACGCAGTAAAAAAGGATAAACTGCGTCGCCTTATCTCATCCCGAGTGCGAATATCGGAAACACTCAGGACACGGGGTAATCTTCACTATTTGAAATTATTTACCAAGCATACTGTGGTACTACTCTGGTACGACTGGTACGACTGCGGCAGTACTGGAACCCGAACGGGTTAAATTAGAAGTGGAGAAACGAAAAAAGCCCAGCGTTTTGAGCGCTGGGCTTTGTGTTTTAAAGAGTCTAGTTATCAGTTATATCTTTGGTAAGATGGGGGGGGGGGGGGTATCTGAATCATTTAGGATATAGCCTTGTTTTCCCTGCGATATTAAAACCTTTCTGTCTACAAGGTTTGCCAGAAGCATCTTAGTCATAGCTTCCTGACACTGCCCGTCCGGGTATTCTGCATCAAAGGTGCTCATGAGTGCAATGATCTGCTTGCCACCCATACCGGGTTTCTTTTCAACCTCGTTCACAATGCGCAGTTCTTTATCTGAGAAATCCATCCACGACATTTTGCTGTCCCTCCTTTTAGCTACTACATTTAGCACCGCAGAATCATTATACCCGCCACCGGAATTGCCCTCCGAATCATTGTATAGATATTTGTGCATTGCTTCTTTTGCCGCTTTTTCTATTGCCATCTCAAAAATCAAACTCATGGGCGAAATATCCTTAGTAACTGGGGAAGTCGTTCGTAGAAAAATTAAGATAACACTATTGATCACCAAATCTATATAAAATATTTAAATTATTTTAAATAATTTTTGGCACTATTTACCCTCGGGCTACGCACCGTGCGAGATCGTCCCGCTTTTCCGCATAGATTTGCGTGGCGTCAAGGGTGCTGTGACCGAGTACTGCTTGCGCTCCCTCGAGCCCGTGAGTGCGGCGCACCTGCGTTGCGACGGTGTGTCGGATTTGTAACGGTGTCCAGTGTTCCATCGGGGCACGCTTTGCAGAGGTGGTGTCGAGTTTCTTTTTATCGGTACGAGCGCCCTGGTTGATTGCGAGCCTGCCCTCGTTGTATCTTTTTTGTGCACCCTCAATGGCTCGGGCGTAGCCATCACCACTGATCATGCCGCTGTAGCCAGCACTCTTGCCAACGCCACGCTGGCACCAGACAGCATCTTTATCCCAAAGCGGTTTGCGTACGGAGCGCATGAGGTCGATGAGATCGGTCTTCATGTAGATTAATCTCGGATCACCCCGGTGAGAGTTCTTGTGTTCCGCTGGAGCGTAGCACCAGAGACCGGGTTCGACCTCCGTCATCTCCGACCAACGCATGGAGCAGAGTTCCTTGACACGCATCCCGGTTGCGAGGTGGACGGTGAGCACTGCACGGTACATTGGTTTCAAGTGGGGCATGATCAGTCTGAAGTACTCAACAGGCACGGGGGCGATCCTGTCAGGGTTCCTTAAGGTTGGTGCGGTTCTCCAGTTGAGATGCTGGACACAGGCGAGCGCTTGGTATATCTCGACTGGGACAAGTTCCCATCCGACACCGAGCTTAAACATCTGGCGAATCTTTACGATGGCATTGTTCACACTACTGATACACAATTTCTTTTTCGGTGCGCCTTCTGACTGGGGAATGATGTCTCGGTTGACAATGGCAGCACGAACCGCCACCAGCACTGAGGGCTTAAAATCTTTTATTTTCATTTCAAGATAAAGGTCGAGCTCCCGCAGTGCCGACTTGATGACACCCACCTGCGATGTGGGTTTCCCGGTGGTCGGGTCTCGGTAGTAGGAAATGGAGTGCTTAATCATTGCGTTGACTAAGTCAGCGACAACGGGTTCGTGTTCAGGCACGATCGAGGGTGAGACATCCTCAGTAAGAAGGTCAGCACACCATCGGAGGTAGGCCTGCTTGGTAGCTACGAGGCCCCACTGCCCGTGGTAAGTGGCCTTACGGGTTGCGGGGCTGATGCTATACCCTAAGTTTTTTCCCTTATGGTGTAGCAGACCGGGTACTTTTTTCTTTGCCATGATTTGAACTCGCACGGAAGAAGCCCAAAAGCGGGCCTCCATGCGGAGAATCATAGCAGAAGGTGTACAATGTTGTACAGTACAACTTTCCCAAAATCACTTTTCTATCAAAAACAAGGTCGGGGATACAGGATTTGAACCTGCGACCTCTTCCACCCCAACCGGAAATATGGAAGAGCAGCAAAGCCCTATTCTGATAGCGTATTATCATCGCTAATTTTTTAAAATCCGTTAAACTTCTTATGCATTATTATGCAGGAATACGCATGATTTCTAAAAAAATGTTGTACCACTTTGCCACCATATAAACAGCCTCCGCATGAGGTAGCCCCGCACCAGACTGGCCAAGGTAAACACCCCACTCAAGGTGATGTTCTGCGTGGTCGTGGTTTCGATTCCCATGATTGAGAAGAGTGAAATCTGAATGAGTAGGGATACAAGAAAGCCTGCGCCCGTGTTAGCGATGGACTCGACCAGGGACATTCGCCGGGTCTGGCTAGTCATCGAGATCGGGGGCGTGAAAGATTTGTGCGCCGTTATGCCAGCCGCCATCGATGCGCTTTGAGCCAGCGCCGTCAAGCTCCTTCGGGATCACGCAGTCGTTGGGGTGATAGAGTGTTTCAAAGCGGGTGTGCCTGGCGATGAGGACTTGAATCTTTTCCTCAGATCCGGGGCGCGCTAGCGTCGGCCCGAGTGGTGGCACCCGCAGTGAGTCTCGCTTGTTCTCCTCCTCTGCCTTGACGCACCCGAGCGAGTGCGACATCTTCGGCGTGTCGGGCCCCGTGCTCTTGTAGCATTGGCGGCAGAGTTGCCTCGCCTCGTGGGGCTTGCGCTCCCCGCATGAGATGCAGGTTATCAGCCTTCTGGGTATGCGATCGTAGCACTTGATGCAAAGCCCCTTGGCTCGGTGTGGTTTGCGTTCTCCGCAGGTGATGCAGGTAATCTCAGCCATCCAGCTTGCCTTTGGTTTTGGGTGGTATTTCGTAAGGGTCATTGCCCCTGCCTCTGCGGATCTTCTTTAACTTGACCTGAAAGCGTGGGTCGCTCAAGTCGATGAAGTTATCATCGAGGGATTCAAAGCACTTCTTGCTCGAGCCGTGTCGTGCATATTCAATCACGAACTGCTGGATCAGTAACGGCATGAGGCTATTGACATAATCCGAATCGACGCCGAAGGTGATCACTATCCTCCGTAGCATCAGCGTGCGCAGGTCTTCGGGGTCGGAAGCCTTTGCTCCGTTATCACGGTCGCTGTAGCATTGCTCTAAGTGTTTCAACCAAGGGTCTTCTTCCATGTGTGTTCCCTGTCTAGAGAGCGAGAGACCCGAGGAGCCAGAGGAGGAGCTTTGCCAATTTGAGGAAAGGTCGATCGGCGTAGCAGTGGCAACCACCATAGAGCGTGAACCAGCAACACCATGCGACGAGCATTCCAGTGATGACCCTGTGGAAGGTAGTCATTTGTTTTTAAGATCGAATCTGCTTTTGATATAGGCAAGAGTAGTCCCGCCAGAAATGGCTAGGGTGAAAATGGCGGTGACCATTTTAGTCAGCGAATCCGTGAGCGTTGCACTCTCGGTTCCGTTAACCATGCCCACGATCACCGCTAAACTAACGCCCTGGAGGACGAGCGTCGTCCAGAACTCTGAAGTCTTCCAACCTGACTTTAACTTATCCATGAGGCACTCCTTATTATTCGTTCATCGTCTGCTGAAATTTCCATTTATCAACCGCCTCGTAATAACTTTCTTCTAAACCTTTTTCTTTCTTGGCTTTACGGCTTTCCTCTTTACAGTTTCCACCACGACCTCGGCAGGCTTGGGTGTGAACATCGAGCCACCGATGCGCACTAGGGATGCCAACGCAGGGAAACCCGCCACGGTTAACCCGCCTGCCAACAACATCACAATGAGTGCGATGGTGCTGTTTCCCGCATCCGGTGCCGTAGGCTTTGCGGGGGCTTTTCGTTTGTCCACATCCTTGTTGGGGTCGTAGTCAGGCCTTACCCGTCTGAGGGCATCAGCAAGGGCATTAGCCCCGCCATTGTAATCACCTTGGCTATGCAGCACCTTACCCGCTCCTCGGAAGTCTGGGCCACCCTGCACCATAATGCGAGGTGTACCGGGAAGGAACCCGAGTTCCTTGACTGCCCAGTTATCGGGTCGGTAAGCTTGCACCAAGAGGGTGTCAGCAAACACGCTGAGTGCGGGGTTGCTTTCGAGATCTGCGATCACTGCCTTGCATTCAGACGGCGTGCCGATTACAGTTAGCCGAAGCTTTTCCCGGTCATCGATGAGGTCTTTACCCTTCCCCTCGATTGCGCTGTAGGCTTGTTTACGGGTAACCTCTCTGCCACCTAACCAGAACTTCTCCACACCTGAGTCGATGCGGGATCGATCGAGTCCGAAGTTCTGCTCCTGTTGTTCGATGATCTTTGCGAGGTGCGATGCGGGTGGTGCGAACGGGGCGAGCTCCTGGTCTGCACTCCAGTTGCCATCGGGGAGAAGTTCCCGGTAGCATTGCCTCGCCATGATCCAGACGCCGAGCTGCTTGCCTGCGCTGTAGAGTGCTATTTGGTTGGCATCGATAACTTTCCACTCATAGGGCGCTACGACCGCAGCGCTCGAGGGTGTGCCCCATTTCTGCCCGTACACCTTAACCGGTTCGCCCTCGTTGTACGGCATCGGTGGAGGCGGGGGTGCAATCACGACCACGGCCCAGCCACCACCACCCGAGACCCATCTCTTCTTGAACTCGCTAGGGCTCATCCATTCGTACTTGGTTTCACCAGGGAAATTATTATCCAAGATCGCTGCCCATTTCTCGGTGAGGTGTACTGCGTTGACCATGTGCGCAATCTTGCCGGTGTACCTGGGCGAGTAGCCATAAGTAACCGAGGGCATCCGACCCGTAGTGAGGGCAAGCTTGATCAAAGCGGGGTCGCTTCCTTCGTACTGAAGATACTGTGCGCCGTCGCAGTATTTAGCGAGCATCTTTTCAACCTTGCTAGGATAGCCACCACCCTGCTCCTTAGTCATCTTCTGTTGGAGTCCGAGGATGGAGTCCACATTTTGCCACCTGCCTGCGTGCTCGATCGATGTGAAGACACAAAGGCCCGCGCCGTCTTTGCCTCCGGTGTTCTTCATCTGTTGCGATCCGGGCAAGTCGATTTGAATTTCCTCGGCGCCATCGGGAGAGGTGCGGCCACCCTCGACGGAGGTTGCCTCGATCTGACTGAATAGCAAGAGCCATAGGAAGAGGTTCATCATGGGCCTTTCGGGTTACTGCGCCTTAAGAAGTTTTCGTATTGCTTTGATTTCTGCTTTGGTTAAAAAGTTATCCTCTTGCTCTGCGTCTCGCTCTGCCTTATCCGCTTTGCGTTTAGCTTTTTCCTCTAGCGAAATATCTTTCACTTTGGTTTTCACTGACCATTTGCCCTTCACCTTTTTCGGTGGTTCAACTTCCGTGTCTTGTGTCAGGTAGTCGGTAGCTGGTGTGTCTTCAATTTCAACCATAACATAGGTTGATCCTTCCACATCGCCACCCTGCCAGCCTTCTGAAAAGCTGGTGTTAGGATGGTTTGTGTGTGGATAGGATGGAAATTCTAGGATCACATCACCGTTTATTTTTGCGTATTGCATGGGTTAGCTCCGAGTGAAGATTGAGACTGTGTTGCTGTTGTTATTAACCGCATATACGCTTGTACCATCAGCGGAAATGCAAATGCCTTGGGGCCAAGTTCCTGTGGCTTTTGTCGTAGTTCCAGAAAGTGCGCCTGTGCTTATATTGCGAGCAAAGATGCTAGTGGTAGAGCTACCACGGTTGTTGGTGTAGACGCTTGTTTTATCTGCCGAAACGCAAATGCCAAAAGGGTTTGTTCCCGTGGCGATTGTGGTGGTGCCAGAAAGTGCGCCTGTGCTGGTATTCCGAACAAAAAAGTTGACATTGGCGGTGTTGTAGTTAGATGTATAGACGCTTGTACCATCAGAGGAAATGCAAATTCGCCTAGAAAAAGAGCTTGCAGCCGTGGCAATTGTGGTGGTGCCAGAAAGTGTGCCTGTGCTGGTGTTTCGAGCAAAAATGCTAACTGTGGCTGCGTTATTATTAACCGCATAGACTGAGGCACCATCAGCGGAAATACAAATACCGTAAGGACTTGATCCGGTGGCGATAGTGCTAGTGCCAGACAACGCTCCTGTGCTGGTGTTTCTCGCAAAGATGCTAACTGTATTGGCGTTGGAATTAGTTACATAGACCGAGGCACCATCGGCCGAAACGCAAATACCGTAAGGACTAGTTCCGGCTGCAATCGTAGTAGTCCCAGAAAGTGCGCCTGTGCTGGTGTTTCGAGCAAAGATGCTGACGGTGCCTGATAAGTTGTTATTGGCCACATAGACTGAGGCACCATCTGCGGAAATGCAAATATCTTGCGGATTTGCTCCAGTCGCAATTGTGGTAGTTCCAGAAAGTGCGCCGGTGCTTGTATTACGAGCAAAAAAGCTAACTGTGGCGGATGTTCTATTAGTTACATAGACTGAGGCACCGTCGGCAGAAATGCAAATATCTTGCGGACTCGTACCAGTCGCAATTGTGGTAGTGCCACTTAATGCACCTGTGAAAGTAACACCCCTTTTTACACCCATGATTTTTCTAGAGATTGGCATTAGAAGTTTTGACCTCCAACCATCGCATACCATGTCGTACCGCCATCCCATGTGGTCAGCACAAAGATGTCTACCTTGGCGTTAGTGCTAGTCAGCGTTGGTGCCGTACCACCAGAGGCCCATTTCACAGCGGCACCCCAAGTCACAGCCCTAGCCGTTCCATCCATCGTGAATGCCAGTGTGATCCCGAAAGCGTTTCCGGTGGTCGGTATGTTGCTGATTGTCAATGTGGTTATCGCTGCGTTCAAACTTACATGGAACACATTTCCTAAAGCACAATTTAAAGTCAGTGTTCCTGTCGATATCGTTGGTGCGGTTTTCGTTTCGATGAGGCTGGTGATCGTTGCGCTTGTAAGCGTTGGTGCGGTGGCAAAAACTAAACTTCCGCCGGTGCCGGTTTCATCCGTGATGGCGGTTTTTAAATTGGCCGAGCTTGGAGTAGCAAGGAATGCAGCAACGCTAGTACCAAGTCCGCTTACACCTGTTGAGATTGGAAGTCCGGTGCAACTGGTGAGCGTTCCGCTGGAAGGTGTGCCAAGTATAGGAGTGACGAGCGTAGGTGAAGTCAAAGAAAGCGTGTCGCCGCTTTGCAGTTCTTGCACTGTGGTCGTGTTCACTACTAATGGATATCGTGCTGCCATGTTTTCTCCTAGGTGACGGTTACATTAACGGTGGTAACGCCACCAAATAAAAGCACTGGCAACGAGCCATTTGAAATACTGACATTGGTCACACTGCCACTAAATAGCGTGACAGGTAGCGCACTCGGTAGCGTTTCCCAAGAAGTATTCGTGCCATCCGTTTTTAGATATTTTCCGCTGTTGCTAGCTTGGCTAGGAGCAAGTGCGTTGAAGGATGCGGTTGCGGTAATCTCTCCGGTGCCGCCAGAAGTTATATCGAGCGTAGCAGATAAGGATGCTGCCGAGCCGGTGATCGATCCAGACGGAACAACATAGTCGGTGCCTGCGGTAGCTGCTGCGATAGCAGTGCCGTCGCCGATTAAAAGCCCTGTGATGCTAGTTGAAATTGTTATCGCTGGTGTGGTGGTGTCCGTTGCCACTGTGCCAGCAAAGCCGTTTGCGCTTACTACGCTTGCGGTGGTAACGGTTCCGCTTGAAGGCGTTCCGCTGTAAGCAATCGTAAACGAAGGGTAAGTGCCAGTGATCGTAATGTCTGCACCATCCGTGAGCGTTACCGTTTGATCTGGATTATCGTTGGTAATGATGCCGGTTGCGTTATCGTAGCTGACACCGGTGCCTGCGGAGATCGCAAGCCTTGCGTCGGTGTCGGTGTATTGCGTAATGCTAGAGGTAATCGTGAAGGATGGATAAGTGCCAGTAACCGTAATCCCTGCTCCATCGGTCAAAACTACGGTCTGGTCTGGTTCGGAGTTTGTGACGGTAACTGCGCCAGTGGTCACATCGAGTGAAATACCAGCGCCAGCGGTCAAAGAGGAAACCCCTGCACCAGCGCCACTGTAAGCGATAGTAAAGTTCGGATAGGTGCCGGTAATCGTAATATCGGTGCCATCGGTCAAGACTACCGTCTGGTCTGGTAATGAGTTGGTAACGGTAAAGCTCGGGTAAGTTCCAGTAACTGTAATGCCGGTGCCATCGGTAAGAACTACGGTCTGGTCTGGATTATCATTAGTCACGATTCCGGTTGCGTTATCGTAGCTGATACCTGTGCCTGCCGAGATTGCGAGTCTTGCGTCGGTGTCTGTGTATTGCGTGATATCAGAATCGATAGTGAACGATGGGTAAGTTCCAGTAACAGTAATGCCAGTGCCATCCGTAAGCGTTACCGTCTGGTCTGGCTCTGAGTTTGTGACGGTGATATCGCCAGTGGTCACATCAAGAGAAATGCCAGTGCCAGCGGTGAGCGAGGAAACGCCTGCCCCTCCGGTGTACGCTGTAGTCTGCACCGTGGTGTCTGCAAAAGTGATTCCTAAATGAGTAACTTCGGTGCCTGTTGCCGCTGAAGAATCCCATGCTCTTAAGGTAGTGCCAGCGAGCGAGTCTAGATAAAGGGGCCGTGGTGTTGCCGAGCTTTGCTCTGTGGTTATCAGCCAGCCAGCTTGCCAGTTAAATTCGTAGCCAACGGAGCAAACGATTGAGATGCCATAATTGCCGCTTCGTGCGGTGTCGAAGGTTCCCTTGCCGATGAATTGCCCACTGGTGCCATCGAAAACAATGTTGCCTGTCATCGTCCCGCCAGCGAGTGGCAGAAAGTCACCACCGCTAGGCGTAACAAAACTAAGGACTCCCGCGCCGTCTGTTTCGATTACTTGTCCAGCGGTGCCGTCTGCCGTCGGAAAGGTCAGGCCGTTGTTAACAAGGCCAGCAAACTCCACTGCGTCCGTTGTGTTCAAGGTCTGATCAAAGGAG